AGCTGCAGCATCATGTGTGGGGACAAGTATGTCATCCCCATACACGAATACGTCTCTAGACACTTTGAAAACGTTTAGAGACGTAACAGGAAGATTGCGTTTTTCCAATAGAGCCGCTATACATATAGTATAGAAATACATCGACTCTACTGGAAAACACAAAGCACTTCCCATAGACGCAAATTTCTGAAGGTTGATTACTTCACCATCAGGCATTTGCGCTCGCCTTGACCTACATGCTTGAATGGCTCCCTGAATATCAGGGGATTGTTCAAACATGTAACCAATGAGAGAGTTTGGAACTCTATCACTGGCAGCAGAAAGATCTAAAGTAGCATAATTCTGCTTCTTCGAGGCAATCATAGCCATACGTTGATTTATACTCTGATCTGTAAAATTTACATGACCAGCAGTATAATGGTATGTCTCAAGTTCTTTAACAAGAGCTTGAGAAATAGCCTGTTGTGTATATTGCATACAAACAGGTTCTATCGCTATGATACGGGGTCCCTTCAAGGTTTTGGGAACAGTAACAACCCTTACGGGTTGTTCCTGATCCTCAGGTATGACAGACACTTTCTCGAACTCCTCACTATCATATGCATTTTCTGAAGAAAATACATTATGAAGTAGAGGAAAGTAAGGCTCGAGTCTGTCATGCCACCTGCTGAGTTTAAACTTAGCGTTTCCGTTAAGTTTTTCAGCAGTTGCTCCAGGCCCGTGTTTTGGCAAGAACCATTGGCCCTGCAAATTTCTAGCAGGATCAAGAGTATGCCAGAGCACGCGGCTGACGTTAACGAAAGCGTCAACGTCATTTTGAGCAATGGGCTCTTGAAGTTCATGCTCACTCTGCTTGAATGCTCGGAGTCTATCTGCGACCCGCTTAGGGTCACATTCAACTTCGAGCTTCTTGAAGGAGTAGGCAATTTGCCGTATTCCCTCAATGGCCGTGATATCTGGCTCAAGTAGAAGTCCTCCTGTAACTTTACTGAACACATGACTGAAGAAACCTCGCAGAAATGCGGGGATCTTCCCATACTTTCGAAAAGAACGAAAGCATGTAGAGTCAATCTTACCATTGGATAGACATCTTTCGAAGTCTTCACCAAGGGTAGGCAGGGTTATCGTAAAGAATGATAAACCCTCGTGTTCAGCCCGTGATATCAAAGTAACGATATCACGGTGTTCAAGTTGAGTTGCTGCACACTTTGCCGTGGCATCTTTATAGATGCAGACGGCAATGTCAGTTAGGTCTCTTACGTGGCTTTTCATACTCCCTCCCTACTGAGAGGTCAGTATCCAGCCATGAAAGACGCCTTCCTAATCCATATAGGATTAGGCAATCAAGCACCGCAAGTGATGAATGGAATATTAGGAATACTTTACCTAATATCCCATTCACCACCAACTTCTACGGCGGTAGGGAGCAAAACCCTACAGTATTTTAGGACTGGTTACCCAGCACCTTCAATACGTTCGCGGTAGAAGCCCAGGTTTTAAGAGCCTGGACAACATAGTCTATCTCAGTATCGGAGAAACCGTATTCCGGTTCATCGATAACGAGATACACGCCGAGAGTCTTGTATTCCGAAACGGAATCCAAGGGGTTCACAGCGACCACACGTTGGTCGACGCGAACCATGCGTCTTGTCCGACCCTTCGAAATTTGATGACTAATGGTCATCTTGAAGGTTTCGTCGGCCATTGCATACTCGGAGCGATAGCCCTCGGACTTTACACGGTCCATGGACTTTGCGACTGAGTTGACGGTGATTGATTGTGGATCGGCGAATGCCATGGTAGTACCTTCCTAACAAGTTTTTGCAGTTAGAGAGGATCAACACTACTGTGGTTGCAAGGCACAATAGCCATCGAGTCGATCCTACAGGTAATGGATTCTTAGTGTAAACGGGTGATACCCAAAGCACCAAGAATCGACCATTGACGCGCGGACAACAAGTCCCACGTCAGACTGAAACCAAAAGGATTTGCCTGTACTCTGGTCTTTCGGTTTAACCAGAAAGACCAGGTGTGTGTAGGAGTATGACCAATCCAGTTAGGTTTCGACACGACGTCGAACCTGCAGGTGGTGTCTCCCATCACATAGGCATACTTCGCGGCTAGGTTTTGCGCTAGACCGGTATCTAAGTTAGTGAATACATCACCAACATTAGAACACCAGTCTACTAGCCACGACCAAGGAGTAAGCTCCCAAAGAAGGGCAGGGTTCGGATTCAGCCCATATAACTGGGCTATAGCCTTTTTCTCCCATTGTACCGAATCAATATTCGGGATCCAATAGCGGAAAGAGGCCTCGAACCATACTCGTTGCATTGTAGTCTTTACAACAGAGTATGAGCCTTTCTTTGAGGGGTCAGCGTAGTGGGCATCATTAAGTACCGGATCGCTACAGTGTCCCGTAGTAGATCCTGTAACATAACTTTTGTCCTCTTCGCTGAACACAGAGCCACCGCGCTTAATCCACTGACCATTGTCACGCCGAATTTGAGCAATGCTCTTATCCAACGTGCGATACGTTTTATAAAAATTACGTAGGTCAGAAAGGAATGGGCGCCACCCAAACTGGGTGTTCAGCCAGTGATCGGCAAGACGCTTCGTCTCTAATGTACGAGGCAACCTGCCGAATTTAGAGACCCAAAGGTCTCTAAAACCACGGGCTGTAGTCATCAGCATCCGCGGTACTTCTCGAATTTCACCGAGAAATACACCTGCATCTGCTGTTGGCTGTGCTGGACGATACTTCTTCCAGCCTGTGGCTCCTCTACTTGAGACATCGCCCCAAGCATGTTCACCATTCGGGGTAAACGGGTTTGTCCTAGAACCTGCTGTTGTATAGTAGGTCATAGGAAAACTCGCCTCAGATGGTGACCAGGTAGGAACAAAAGTTCCTACGTACTTGTACGTCATGGCACCATACTTGCGAGAAATTAATTCTTTACTCGCAGGAAAGTCCCATGCCGTATTCTCGTATTTCCACAGATTTAGTGGACCCCCAGTACGATAGGGGGGGCGTCCGTGGAGTTCATCCCACGAATACTCAAAACGAGAATTGGCGCCGGCAGGGCGTTGGTTAGCGTAATACACGGTACTTGCGTACCATGGATCGCTATCCACGCGATAGTAAGATCGTCCGATAACTACGTTTGGTCGGACAATAAAACGTTGCCGGTATCTCATGTAGATACTCCTCACCTTTTGGTTTGCAAAAAGTCAAGTGCAAGCACTCAACTTTGT